GGTTGACGCAGGAAATAAAGAATTGTATTTTTGTAATTATGAATGTAAAGTTCAACGCTCTAAACATTATTTGGTAAAGCAAAAAATATGGTTTATTAAACAGTCAAAAGAAAGGGCTGAAGAATTAGAAAAGTCTTATGAAGATGGAGATACATCCACTTTAATCCTGATTCATTACTATAAGGCAATCATAAATTTTATTAGAAACAAAATAAGCGAAGAAACATTTAAAATCATCTCTCAAGAAGCTATGGAAGTTGGAAATGAAATAGCTGATAATATATATTTAGCGATAGTCCGAGATACGCAATATGCTATTACTGTCATGGCTTTATAAATGGAGACAAAATATGTAGGGTTTCTATTCCATAGATTTAATGAAACCTTTTTAAAAACTTTATAAAAATTGAAATAGATTTTATAGATTTAATAGTATCATACCAAACAAGATGAATTGCGAAACTAACATGATGAACTGTGAATACTGCGAAAAGAAACTACCTGAATTGTATTACACCGAATATATAAATATGACCAAAGTCAATGAAGTCGGGCAAAAGGTTGATACAGGAAAGAAAGAATTATATTTTTGTAATTATGAATGTGCTTGTACACGTCATAAGCATTTTTTGGTAAAGGAAAAAATGAAAATTATTAAAGCGTCAAAAGAAAATGCTGAACAATTGGAAAGGATTTATGAAGATGGCGATACAATCCTCTTAATCCTGATTCATTACCATAAGGCAATCATAGCTTTTATTCGAGGCAAAATAACTGAACAGTCATTTAAAATCATTGCTCAGAAAGCTATGGAAGTTGGAAATGAAATAGGCGATAATGTATATTTATCGATAGTAAGAGACACGCAATACGCCATATTATTTATGAAGTCATGAATCACTAATATAATTAGAGACAAATAAGTTATTCAACTTGTCTCCAATCTATAAAAAAATCTATAAAAAGAAAAAGAGAAATGAATGAGTTTTTTTTATTTAGAAATAAAATATTTATATAGTATATAATGAACTCGTTCTTAACTTATATGCGACTCCAAGGGCTATCCGAGAAGACCATTGCTGAGCATTCAAGAGGTTTATTTAAATTTCATAAAATAGGAGGAGATTTGAAATGGAGCGAAAACGAAATCGTTGATTTTATCAAAGAAAACTATAACGAAGGCTCTGAAAGAAAAATCATTACGTCTACCATAAGCAAGTATCGACACTACAAAGGAAAACCAAATGACATTGTTCGTGATTTTTTACGCCAAGCCAATGCCGAGGCGTCGTTGCTACAACGTGAAAAGAATGATAAGCTAAAAGAAACATTGCCGTCCGTTGATTTTAAGCAAATGCTAAACACTTATTATAGAGACAAGCAATATAAAAATTTCGTCATATTATATTTACTACTAAATTACAATACTCGTAATAAAGATTTAGTCGTTCGTGTGACTAATGACCAAGCTGATTTAAATCCAAATGAGAATTTTATTTTTATCAGAGACAAAGACGTGATATATATCCGAAACGATTACAAGACAAAGGACACATATGGAATGAAGCAAGATATAATAAAATCACGTAAGTTTTTTAATGCCATAAAAGAGGTTGATAAGCTTCTTGAAAATGACGGGAACCTTGATAGGCAAGTAAAGGCCGTGACTAAAGGGATTAATCAATCTACCATGTTTAAAATGTTGGTTGCTCAAAATAACAATCTTAAATCAATTGCGAAAGCCAGTAAAAATCGTGGAACGAATATGAACACCATAGCGAGTAATTACGATATAACTTGATTACTTAGTATTTTTTTTTATAGAAATTTTATAATTTTAGATTGGAGACAAATAAGTTATTCAATCTACACAACTTGTCTCCAGTTAGAATAATTTTTCTATAAAAATAGGAATGCCTATTCACACATCCCTTGTACTATTTTGGTCATTCTCAACTGGTTTGCTTTTACATGTCTTAATATGACGCGACATATTCCATTTGGTTTTTAGTTTAGCACAATATTTACATTCTGTTTTTTGTTTATACTTTTCGATTATTTCAGCTTTATTTGCTTGATAATATTTTTGGTTATATTCCTTGTGATATTCTTTGTTAGCTTCGCGGTAATTTCTGTAATATTCTCTATTTTCTTCACGGAGTTGTTTTTGATAGTCTTTATTTTCTTCGCGATAATGTTTTTGGTATTGTTTGAGGTCTTGTTTGCGTTCTTCGCGGTATTCTTTGTTATATTGTTCGAGTTCTTTGTCGTCTAATATAGTTTTAGGCCTTTCTTCAATATCAATAGGTCTATGTGCTTTATAACTATTTACTAAAGTTTGGTGTTTGTCGATTTCTTCTTGTTCGGCAATTAATAGCTGTGTTTTATTCTCTAATTTTAATGATTGTATAGGTATCACTTCAAAGCAATCAAATCCTCCATTATCCCTAATATGACAATAAATATGGTTTGTAAAATGTTTTCTTTCTTCGTGGTTACATTCATATTTATGCTTTGTCTTTCTTTGAGAGAAATTAGTTGTTGAACCCACATATATGACTTCTTTGCTTTCCATATGTCTAATATGATAGATGATAGAGTTGGTAAAATCTTGTGTTCTACCCATTATATATCTATTCCATTCTAATCTTTAAATCAATTTTATTATTCAATTATCTCCAGCCTTGTGTTGTTTTTCCATTTTATAATTTCAGATTGGAGACAAAATAAGTTATTCAAATAAGTTATTCAAATAAGTTATTCAACCTACACCAACTTGTCTCCAATTTATAAATATTTTCTATAATAAAAAAAGAAGGTCTATTCACGAACCACTTGTCTCCAATAGAATAAATTTTGGTCATTCTTTTGGTTTGCTTTTACATGTCGTGTGGTGTCTCGTCATATTCCATTTGCTTCTGAGTCTGCCACAATATTTACATTCAATTTTTTCTTTATAAATTTCAATAATCTCTGCTTTATTTGCTTGGTATCGTTGCTTGTGATAATTATTTCTTTCTTCAAGGTATTTTAACTGAATTGGTGTGAGTTCTTGGTTGTCGTCTTGTGTGTTCATATTTGCTCCCAATTGTTCACATAGTTCGCGTTCCCTTTTACGTGCTTCGTGTTTGTCTTTACACGGAAACTTCTCGATTAAGAGCATAGTCCAGTTGTCAAATCCACTATGTTCACGAATGATTTTGTATAGTTTTGTATTATGTGATTTATCTTTCTCGTTATTACACGCAAATTTGTGAGCGTACTTACGCTTCGTCATATCTGTAGTGTGACCTACGTAGCAGTCAGTTACACTCAGGTCTTTACATACAATCTTATACATAATTGTTTTACCATAGTCCATAATAGTCTTTGGCATTGTTATATTATCTTATGACATTCCTTTATATCAATTTTATAATTTATCTATTCTATTTATAAATCCAGTCTTGTTTCTTGTTTCCAATCTAAAAATAAAAATTGGAGACAAAATATATAAGTTATTCAAATAAGTTATTCAACCTACACAACTTGTCTCTAAAAAAATATAAATCCAAAAATAAAAATGAAGGTCTATTCACTTGTATCGTTTGGTACATCCATGTCGTATGCTACGCTTCAAATGAATACTGGTATATTCACTCCAGTGTATTTATCCTTTTGAACGAAGGTTGGTTTGCCCAGTTGCGGGAACCTGTCGTAAATGATAAGGTCTGGCTTTTGTCTTTTGTTTGTCGAACGTATTGGCTTGGTTTGTTTCTTTTTGGCTTGTCTCGTAGCGGGATTCTTTGGCATTATACTCTCTAACAATATATTTAAATAAGTTGCTTTATATTTCAAATACCAAGACGGACACCATAGCAAAATCATACGATATAACTTAATTTATAAAATTGATTTAAATATGTGTAATATATATATACATGACTCATCCAAAAAATTATGAATATGTCAAGAAATGGCGTGAAAACAACAAAGAACTGAATTTACTCCGTGGAATTAAATACTCCACCAAATACTATTGTTTCAAAAGACAACAAACCCTTTTATTCCGTATCGATACATCCCTATTTTTATGAGAATCTTTTTTTTGTTGTAATAATAACTTTTCAAATACTTTTCAAATACTTTTCAAATACTTTTCAAATACTTTTCAAATACTTTTCAAATACTTTTCAAATACTTTTGGGATATTATATATATATAAAAATTGATTTTAATTTAAAGGAATATTACTCATATCTATAATGGCGATGAACTATTTAGAACACATTGACAAAAAACGAGTGGAGCAACTTATCAAGAAAGACGACGTGGATGACGACCTAAAAAAACAACTGAAATCTTATTTACGAAAATACGATTACAAGAAAGGCGGATTTTTAGTAGAATATGAAAACAAGGGCATTGGTCGTGGTAGAAAATATGCCAAAGGGTCTTTGTCTTTACAGAACTTTAAGAAAAGTATTCGTGAAACATTGGTTCATGACACACACACCGACATTGATATAGTGAATTGTCATATTGTATTGCTAAGTCAATATTGTAAGAAAAATGGTTTTGTTTGCGAAAAAGTAGATGATTACGTGTCTAATCGCAATTATAGATTACAGGGTATTATTGACACTTATAATGTGTCACGAAAAACAGCAAAGGAACTTATATTGGTTATGATGTATGGTGGTTGTGTTAACCAGTATTGTTGTGATAATGGGTTTGACATTACGATTCCTATGCCTTCATGGGTGGGTGAATTGGAAAAAGAAATGACTTTATTGACTGACCGAATCAGCTCCAACGAAGCAATCATATTTAAAGAAGTCAGCAAACTAAAAAAGGAAAAAAACAAAAAAGCGTCTTGCTTGTCTTATGTATTACAAATTATTGAAGACGACCTTATTATGAATGCTTCTAATAAGTTAAAACAATTAAACTATGTAGTAGACACATTATGTTTTGACGGGTTGCTGGTAAATGCGACCAACTTATCCAGCGAATTATTGGAACAGTTGTCGTCGTATTGTTATGAATGTACTGGATATAAAGTAGAGTTTTCGTTTAAACCAATGGAAAAGCATTATGAATGCGTGGATGAAGAGTTTGATGCGAGTAGTTATGAATATGAGCATTTGGACGAATATGAGCAACGCTATTGTGGAACGTTGGAGGGTGAATGCGATGAAGAGACCTATCAAATCCGTAAAGGTTATTTGGAACATTTCTTGTGTAAAGTCCAACAACCTGAACCTATGTATGTATTCACGAATGGGAAACATAAAAAACCTGAATTGCTATCCCCTACTCAATGCGGGTTGTTGTTAAAACCAATTTTGAGTGGAAAAAAGAATAGTGCTGGAACGCCAATCGGTTTTTATGAACAATGGGCAAATGACTTGAACCACCGCTTGTATAGAACATTTGACTTTATTCCATTCAATATCAATGAACCAATCAGCGACGACAAAGTATTCAACTTGTTTGAGGGATTTAATCCAAACATTTATGGTGAAGCAATGGATAAAGATACAATCTCCAAGAAAATCACTCCTTATTTGGATTTAGTCCAAGAACTATGCGGAGGCGACGACGAACATGCTATGTATTTCCACCGATTTATTGCTCAACTATTCCAAGACCCAAACAAGAAAGTCCCCATTTGTATCATTTTCAAGGGCAAACAAGGCACTGGTAAAAATATGGTTTTGGATGCGATTGGTAATATGTTGAATGGTTGCCATTACATAACGTCTTCCAAACCAAACGACTTCTTTGGCGAACACGCGGAAGGATTTTGTAAAAAGTTATTGGTGAACTTGAATGAAGCAGAAGGTAAAGATACGTTTGACTTTGAAGGACGCATTAAATCCTTCATTACGGAAGACACAATCACTATCAATCCAAAGAACGTAAGACCTTCTACAATTCGTAATGTAGCACGAACCATTATTACAACACAAAAAACAAACCCAGTACCTATTGATGTAAAGTCAAAAGACCGACGATTTGTGGTATTTCAAACGACCGACGTCTACTTGAAGAAGTCATCTAAGTTTTGGACTGGATTATATGAACATCTACGCAAACCTGAAGTAATGAGTGCCTTATACCAATGGTTTATGACGTTTAACTTGACCGACTATGATTGGATTAAGCGTCGACCACTTACAGACGCATACAAAGAAATGTGTAATCTATATAGTCCAATTGAAGCGTTGTTTTTTGAGGAGTTCTATGACAAGGAGCAATGGAAAGATTTGGAATTGGATGGCGACAAAGATAGTTCTATCACCATTCCTATGGCCGATTTGTTTAATATATATGAAACCTTTTGTAGGCGTAATCGGTTTTTAAAAGACGATACCAAAGCAACCTCTTCTCGCTCCTTCATTGCGAAGTTGGTTGACTTGGAAATCCCTATGACACGACTGAAAACAAATGGAAATAATTCCATTCGTATGACTCCACAAGAGGTATATGATTACATTGATAGGAGACGCTGGATAAATGGATACAGAGATGACGAAGAAGAGATTGAATATGTGGATAAGGGTGAAGACGCAACCGAGGACTACTTCAATTAATTTAGGGGACTTAGGGGACTTTCAAGCTAAAAAAAATGATTTGCCTTGGCACTTTTTCAAAACAACTTTATAAAAAAAAAGACCAAGGACTCCAGCGTTTGGGTGGGTCAAAGTCCCCTAACGACCCTAAACCTTACACATAT